GACACGATCCACGAACCATGAAACAATATCCACGAACCAATAACTATAGGAGGTGTTTATGACACAAATTTATAAAGTTACTTATGCTATCGATTACATGGATACTGATCCAATTATCAAATATTTTGATCTATTTGATGAAGCTGAAAATTGGTTACACGAGGAAGTTCAAAATAGGGTTCAATGGTATGTGGATCATAATCCATACATGATTAGTGAACAAGAAAGACAAGAACAAGAGGAACTAGAATATTCACTTGCAAAATTAGAAACTGCTGATCATGATATTGTAGAATGGTTTAAACATTATACAAATTGGGAGCATCAAAAAATAATAGACCATGTTTTATAACATGGTCTATTTTTGTTTCATAATCTGTTCTTCGTAAATCGCAGTTTGATAAGAGGTCGCAATGGTCAATGTTTCAAGAATATTTTTCCGACTACATAAAGTCGCAGACTTCGGAAACTCGCAATCTTGGGCAATGGATCGAGCAACAATACCACCATCAAATAAAATTAGATCGGAGGTCAAGGGTACTCGGAGCAAGAAAAAAGAAACACCTTTACACGCATTATATCTTAAATGCCAAGCAATTTGGGACTTTTCACATTTTATCCTATTTCCTTTTATGGGAGCTTTTAACTCGATAAATAGTGGAATACCATTTAAAAGAATGAATAAATCAGGAAAACCACTAGCTACTCTATTTTCTATTTTTTGGAAAAAAGAGCCTTTGGGAAGTGCCTTTTTTATTTCATTCGCTAGTAGTTTTTCACTTGACATATTGTATGGGAAAAACTAGGATAAACTATAATATAAATACAACATAATGGAGAATGTTAAATGAAAGTAGAAAACATGACAAGTAATAAAGGCAATAAAATTGCTAATCAATTTATTGTTAGTGATGATTTTAATAATGTTTATTTTCAATCATACGATAGTATAATTGCTAAAAAGCAATGGATAGAAACTAAAAACGGAACAGTAAAAAAAGTTTTACTTGATAAGAATTTTTGGGATTATTCAGTTACTACAGGAAAGTATAGAAATATATTTTTGAATGAAACTAAAAAAGAAACTCAATGGAAAATAGATAACGGAACTTATATTTTAACAAACTTAAATGAGGGGAACTAATAATGAAAAAGAAACTTTTTTATATTTGTGATGATGAAAGCGAAAATTATTATGTTGGTCGAATTTATCGTTCTGATAATGAAATAAAAGACGAACTAAAAAATTTAAAAGTTGGAGAAATTCTTGAAATTTCAGAAACAAGACATTTTTTAAGGTGGGAATAATGAACTATTTAGAACTTGATAATTATTTAAAAGAAATTGGTTTTAATCATATCAACTATGCCAAAAACTATAAACTCGAAGTTCCGACTTCGAGTTTAAAAAGTGTTGATGCCGTAACCGATATCTTAATTGACGAATACAACGAAACTGAAAAGTTTATAAAAGATATGTTTAATCAAAATAAAAGGGAGTGGTTATAATGACTAAAAAATATTTAAATTTAATTGATATTGATATAGAGGATTTAGAGTTTTGGCTCGGAGATATGAATAAAGAAAATATTTTAAAAGAGGTTCTTATCCCAATAATAAATGGAGAATATAAACCAAGCCAAGTTAAACAAGATATTTTAAACACTTTACAAGAAACAGATAGTATGGAGTTAAGATAATGAAAATTGAAAAAACATGGGTAATAGTTAAATTTAATAATCATATGGAAAACATAAGATTTAATAAACAAAACACAATCAAAATTTGGAGGTGCTATGGTGATGTTGCATGGGATAGTCCATCATACGAAGTCCTAGATTATTTTGATGGAAGTTATAAACAAGCTAAAAAACATTCTTTAACTTTGGAGATATAATAATGAAAACATTTAGAACAGAACTAAAAAGACTGTATAGAGATTATTATAACAATTATCTTTCAGTTGAAACATTCGCAGAACATCACGCAGTAGCATATGAAGATATGGAAAAGATAATAGAGATCGGAAAACTATATCACAATAATGATGCTGATTTTAATGTAGAGACTAGAAGAAAAGGAATGTCTCTATTTGATATACAAACTGCAATTCACAATGGATATACTGTTTATTGGAAAAGTAATAACTATCAAGTCGTAAAGGATAAGATAGGTCAATATTTAATTAAGTGTTTATCCAACTCGCATTGTGTCGGATTAACTAGAACTGATGGATCTTTAGTAGAAGATCCAAAACATTTCTTTTTAGGTTTGGAGGACTAATTATGGGTAAACTAAAAAATCACATGATGGAAATAGACGATTATGTAAATACCATAATCGAAGATATGACAACCGAAGAAATATTGTTTTCTGTTAACCAAAAGTATGGGAATTACTGGGTCGGTTATGTCGCAGAACAATTAATCGATAATGAGTTGACTAATTCTAATGATTAATGCTAAACCAAAAGTGCATGATGCAAAGTTAGGAATTTGTATTATCGCCCAAGTCGGAGATAGATTTCCTCCCCTCACTATCTCCGACAACTTTAAAGTCGCCCTCGATAAATGCAGATGGATATTGTTTTCTTATTTCAGTAAGTCTAGCCACAATTTCATCACGGCTAAGTTGATCAATTTGATGTGTAGTTTCTCGCCTATCAATGGTAAGACCCCCAAGTGCAGACCTTATTTTCTCAGCATTAACAGATGCCGAGAACTGCCCTTTCTCTTCTGCACCTTTACTCAATTCAGAAAATCTTTTGAGTTGACCAATAAGAGTTACTCCATATCTTCTTTCTCTTTCTTCTCGGAGTTCTTTTAAATGTTCAGTAACAAGTGGAAAATCCCTACCATTCAAAAGCAAACTTGCAGTTTTGTTAGCTTGGCTATGAGAATATCCTGCTTTTCTAGCACACTCGGCATTACTATAGATACCCTCACAAACGAGTTTACAAAATTCTTTTTGACGATTAGTAAGAAACTTTTCTTTTGGCATAATAAAAATACTATAGGTTTTCTACCATATTTTTTCAATATAAAATCGCAAAATTATGTCTTGACCTCATTTATGACTACTATTTACTGTAACCAATGTAACCAAAGTGTAACCACCTATTCTAGTTCCACTATAAGTTTAAGACCTATTGGTTACATGGTTACACTAGTTACACCTATTTTTCAAAAAAAAATAATTTTAAAAAAATATGACAGAAACACTATATATAAATGTTTTTAGTTGACTATGTATGGGATTCTATGGTAGAATTCTTATACGAAGTATTAATTTCAAATGGAGATATTATGATTGAAGAATTAAATAACAAACTAAAGTCCATGTACCTTGAACCAAAAACCAAGTTACGAGTAGACGTTGACTATGTATTAGGAAGATTAGACGAGATAACTCGTAAGGCAGAATATAGTTATAGTGCAGACATGAACGAGTATGTTTTGACTATACCTAAATACGAACTCGAAGAATTTATTGATGAGTTAAAAGAGAATATGGAGAACCATGATGGAAACAATTAATTACTATACTGATCCAAAGGTAACACACCCAAGTATAAAAATAGATGTGTTGATACCTGACGATTGGACATCATCATCTTATAAAAATGATGTGTGTCCAAGTTTCACTCACAAAGGTTTACAGATTTTTGTGTGTGATGATAAGACAAAAAAGCTAGAGGAACTTCATACTAAATATACTGTTATGCTAGAAGATGATTATGGTTGTAGCTATGACTCTTTACTAGATACTGATGATTGGAATGAGGTTTTAGAATTTGTAAATAAACATAAGGAGGAAACTAATGCAAATAAATAAATTAGAAGTAAAAAATATTTCACACTATGCGAGGGGTTCAGAAGAAACACCTTGTTATAATGCTACAGTATATATCAATGGTAAAAAAGCAGTTGAAGTATCTAATGATGGTCATGGTGGTAGTGATAGGCAACACACTTATCCTGAGAGTGGTTTCAGACTTCAAGACATTGATAAATGGTGTGTTGAAAAGTTTGGTCAAGAAACTTGGGAGCATGGTGGTAAAACTTATTCCACAGATCTTGACCTTGAGCATTATTGCCATCAAGAATTATATAATTGGCTTGATACTAAACTGTTGAAGAAAGAATTAAAAAGTAAATATCTTTGTATTGAAAAAGAAAAAGATGAAGAGTTTATAGTTTCTTTTAAAAGAAACTCCACAGACAAAAGACATGATGATGAATTTGTCAGACATCTTGAGAGGAAGTATCCTCACATGGCAGACAAATGTTTGAACTTTTTACCATTCGATCAAGCCTTAGAACTATTTAAGGAGTATACATAATGGAAACTTTATATTTTTATTATGACCATGCTTATGGACAAGGTGGAGTCATTGGAGATTTTGGAGATTTGATGGATTTCATTGATAACTCTTATGACAAAGATCGATTTTCAATTCAAGATTGTTGGGATAGCCACAAACAATGTCGAAGAGATAATGACAACATTGATGATGAGGTAACTCCATTATGAATGCCTGTGAGAGTTGTGGAGAACTCCATGATCCGAGCGACATGGTTAACACAATCGAAGACTTTTATTTTTGTTACACTTGCGAAGAAAAGAATAGAGAACTGTATGACTATATGTGGTTCTCTAGGTATAGCAATAAAATAATTAAGGAGGAGTAAATGAACTTAATTGAATTAGAAAAAGAGATTGAAAAGAACAAAGTTATAGAAAAATTTAAAGATGGTGTAGTAGATGGATTGATACATGGAATAAGAG